CAGCGATGTGTTGGCATCCTGCATGTTCTCTGACCCTAACGAGTCCAACAAGGAGTACATCATTGTTGCGCTGGAGACTCTGGCGAAGAAGATCGACCTTTCTACGACACCCTACACGGCAACGACCATTCCGTATCCCGTGGGAGCCACCGTTGGGAGTAACTGCGATATGTTGCAGTGCTTCGACAAGGTGATGATCATGCGGGATGGGCAACAAGCTCTTGAGTGGTATCCTAATGGAAGGGCTATTCTTTCTGCGTCCTCCAACGCGACCGCTAGTCCAAATACCGTGGTGACAATGAGAGTCCGTGAACACGGGCTAACCGTTGGTTCGTCTGTGGTTATCGCTGGGCTTACCAGTGGTACTCCTCCAAATGGGACATTCACGGTGGCAACAATCGTCGACCAAGACTCATTTACCTTTGTGGCATCTGGGATTTCTACTAGCACCACATTTGTAACCACGGCAGCAACCATGACTGATGGGTTTACCCTGTCCCCCGGTGGTGCTTACACCCAGCCACAGGTTTTCAACATCCAAGCCAAGGATGTCGATGTAGTTAGTGGACTTGTTTCTGCCAAAGTTGTTGGGAATACGACAATTTTTGCTGGTGATGTAATTATCGTTTACTCAACAGCTACTGCTGATTTTCAAGCCATGCTTGGTAATTCCTACCAAGTGGTAAATGCTACCACTACGCTTATCGAATGGTATGCCCCTATCGGGAACTACAATACCTCTGCATCTGATATATTCGAGTTCGGTGGAAGGTTCAGCGCTGGCGGTGGATTTATGCACCAACCCGGCGCGCCTTGGGCTACCTACTTCCAGCGCAGGTTGTTCGTTCCGTTCTACTACTCCCAATCTGGCACTTTTAGCGCACCAGTCTACACTAGCAGAAAGATTTCTGACGAGATCGCGGTTTCCGACCTACTAGACACTACGACCTTTGACCAGATCGAGAATCAGTTCCGTATTACTGGTGGCACTGCCGACTATGTGGTGGCGATGCATGGTTTCTACGACGATTCCTTGGTGGTCTTGAACCGCAATAGCATCCACCTTGTGGCACAGACCCAAGGAAGCCTGTCTGACACCGTGGTCAAGGAGCTTACTGGCGAGGTTGGGTGTTTAGCTCGCAAGTCCGTGGTCATGCAGGCTAACAACATGCTATTCTTGGCCGACGAGGGCATTTACGGGCTTACCTTCCTTAACGATTACAACCTTCGTGGCACGGAGGAACCACTTTCCAAGAACATTCAGCCGTATATCGACCGCATTAACAAGAACCTTGCGGGTGATTCGGTGGCGGTTTACTTTAACAACCGCTATTACATCGCAGTTCCGCTGGATTCTGTAGCTGGAGGTAATGATGCCCGTGGAAATAACGCAGTTCTGATCTACAACTTCTTGAACAAGGGCTGGGAGTCGCTTGATACCTATGGAGATTCTAGGTTTTTGATAAAAAACTTCATCACGGCAAGTGCTGGGGTTCGCAATAACCTGTATGCCGTTAGCTCCAATGGCGGCTTACACCAGATTGACGCTGCCGACTCGTCAGTAGACCGCTTGAGCGTTACGAATGAGGACACTGGCGTGGTTACCCCCACGATCAACTCGTATGTGACTAGCCGTGGGTACGACTTTAAGACCCTTGAGCGCAAGAGGTTCACAGACGCGCAGGTTCAAATGCAGAACCTAGCTGGAGAAACTGGCGAGTATGACATTGCGTTTGCCACCGAAGACCCAGACTCCGCAGAAAGCATAGGAACTACCACCACATTCCTTGGTGGGCAGATTCTATCACCCAGCACCGCTAGCGAGGCTGAAACCGCAAGCATCCGATGCAGACTTGGTGGACAACGCGGCTATACTGGGACTATCACATTGACAAGGACTATCGGTTCACCTAAGATCCACTCTATTCAAGTGGCAGGTTCTATCACCAACAGACAAATTCTATCACAAAAATAATATGGGAGTTGTAAATACAACCTACACATTCTCTGGTACTGACACAATTACCAGTGCCAAGTTGAATAACATCATTGATGATACGACATTTACCAGCGATGCAATCCAAGGAACCACCTTGCAGGTTGTGTCTCCGGGGAAACTTGCCGTAAATGCTCTTGGCATTACCTCTAATGAACTTTCTTCTGGCGCAGTCACCCAATCGAAACTTGGAACGAATGTGGTGGGGAATGGGCCAGTGATTTTTGTTAATTCCATTACGGGCACAACAGTCCCTACTGGGGGTTCAGCAACAGCTACAAAAATCACATTAGATAGCGAGAATACTGACACAAATAATAATTTTGCAAATTCTAGATTTACCCCAACTGTTGCTGGATACTACCAAATAAATGGATATGCAAACACTGCGGGAGCAACGCTTGCTTTGATGGCTAGAATTTTTAAGAACAATGGACCGGCTCTTGCTGGAAATATCGCGAATGTTGGTACATATATATCAACAGTTTCTGGTATTTTATACTGCAATGGATCAAGTGATTATGTTGAATTATTTGCAGACCAAGGATCAGGATCAAATGTAACAGTGTTCGGGCAAATGAGTGCCTGCCTTATCCGCTCCGCATGACCCCACTAGAATCAACGATAGCACTTTATGAACCTTGATCTTTCACACATCGACCCAGATGTACTCGCTACCTGTAGCGAGGTGGATAAGATTGAGTATGCTATTTATCAATCTGACGAGAAGGTTGACGCTCCATTAACTCATGTGTTTACTCCGGGTCTTTACACAAGAACAATTTTTATGCCTGCTGGGTCGCTTATTATGTCAATGACTCACAGCACAAGGCACCCATTTATTATTAGTGTTGGCGAGGTTGATGTGATTTCACCAGAGGGTTCCGTAACCTATGTGGCTCCGTATATGGGCATAACTCAGCCGGGAACAAAAAGGTTTTTGCATGTAAGAAAGGACACAACATGGACGACCTTTCACGCTAATCCAAAAGATTTGGTAGACCCAGACCAAGTCGGGGAAGATATTCTTGAGAAATGTAGCAATCCGCTAATTGATGAAAATCATCCAATGCAAAAGCCTTGGAGCAAAAATGAATCAAATTCAACAATTATCAATGCCATTGGAGATGTTACGACAATCGAAGAACTAAATACAAATAACAAGGAGGAAGATCAATTATGTCTTGGGTAGCAGCAGGTACGATGGTGGTTGGTGGCGCAGTGTCAGCATACGGTGCAAACAAAGCAGCAAAGGGTGCAGGAAAACCCCCTGCTCCAGTTGACATCTTTGCAAGAAAACCAATCAGACAGAAGGGGAAGGGTAACTGGAAAAAGAAAGGTAAGATAATTGGATACGAGCAAAACCTTGCTGAAAAGCAAGCCGCTGGCATCTCCGATTACTACACCAACCAAGTCCCCGGTCTTACTGCGTTAAGCAGGGAGACAATGAATCGCTTGTCTCCAGAGCAGGCAGCGGCAGTGGAGAGGGCTGGACTGCAAGTGGGGGAGGCACAAAAACTTCGCCAAGGGTTCGGCCTAAATTTAGCAGATGCCATGTCTAAGTATGGTTCCGTGGTGGGCAACTACCAACCCACCATCTCGCAGGAGCAAGCCAATCAGTTGTACGACACATCGATGGCTCAGACGATGGCGCAGGAAGCCTTCAATCGTCGTGGGGCATTGTCTGGAGAGGAGCAGCGAGCCGCCCAGCAGCAAGCTAGGGCAGTTGCAGCGGCATCTGGACGCATTGGTGGAAACGCAGCGATTGCCGCAGAGATCCAAAACCGAGAAGCGGCACAGGCGGCTAGGCGTGCCGAAGCAGCAAGCGCAGGTCAGATGGCGTATGGTCAAGGACTTGGGGCTTTGCAACAAAGACTTGCGACTCAACAAGGTTTGTTTAGCCAAAACCTTGGCATTGGGCAGCAACAAGCCGCGGAAAGGCAACTTGGATTTAACCAATTCCTAACTGGTGAACAACAAAAGGCCGCTCTTTTGGATCAAGAGATGAAAGCCAACACGGTAGCATCTGGACTTGCTGGAGATTTCTACACCACGCCCGGACTCAACATGCTTGCACTTCCGCTTAACTTTGCTAATCAGGCGGCTGGGGCGGAGAATCAATACAATCAAGCAGTTTACCAGACAAATCTTGCAAACCAACAAGCAAAGGCGCAAATGTGGAGTAGCATTGGAAGCTCTATGATGGGTGCTGGAATGAACATGGCAGGAGGTGGGTTTAACTTTGGAGGTGCTGGTGGCGGTGCTGGGATGCAGACAGCACAAAGCCCTTGGGGAAATGTAAGATATAGCTACATCTAAAATTATGGCATTATTCGCAGGACAAGTACAAACAGCACCATATCAATCGCCAGACTACGGGCCTTCCGTAGCCGCTGCTAGGGAACTAGCCATGACTGGAG